TACATAAAACTTATACTATTTATAGAATATGGACTTTAACAAACAACCTGATTTTCAACTTAAATCCTTCACAATCGACTATCGTATCAACCGATTAGATGTAAGGGAAAATGTAGAGGTAGAAACAAAAAACAAACCTTATATTTCGTGGGGTAATATCAACAACGATTACCCCCAATTTTTACTACAAGTAAAAGAGAGCAGCCCTGTCCTTTCTGTCTGTATAGATAGTAAGGTAAATATGAGTATTGGTGATGGTGTAGAGTTGGAAGGATTGGGTAATGTAATGGTAAATAAGTTTGAGACCTTGACGGAACTATACTACAAATTGGTATATGACTATTGGATCTTTGGTGGGTATAGTTTAGAGACCATACCCACGAGGGATAATAACGGAATTGAGAGTATCTATCATCTTCCTTTCCAAAATGTCCGTATCGGTAAAAAAGATTTTGACGATCACCAAAGGGAGCAGGATTGGTATTACTATAGTGAATACTGGCAAGCACCATTACAGAACAAAAAAATTACAAAGTTCCATAGTTTAAATTTGGATAGAACAGGTGAGGCAAGACAGATTTATTATTGGACGAGTTATTCCCCAAGTGATAATAGATATTACCCTGTTGCTCCCTATCAAGCAGGAATAAACGCCGCTGTTATTGAAGCAGAGGTTTTCGACTGGCACAAAAGAAATCTGGCGACTTCCCTTATGCCGAACCTTTTTGTGTCGTTGGTAGGAAGTCCTACACCAGAGGAGAAAGAACTCGTCTATGAGGAGTTATTGAGGTCGTATCAGGGTAAGAACGGACAGAAGATAATGCTTGCCTTTAGTGATACGCCAGAGGGTAAGCCCGAGATCACCCCGATACAGAACAGCGCTAATGATAATTTCTATACAGAGGTTCTACAAATGTGCGTTCAGTCCATCCTAACTTCCAATCAAATCTCATCACCTTTACTACTTGGGATACAGACCTTCGGTAGTAATCCGTTCTCACAAAACGCAGATGAATTGGTGGTTGCTACAAAACACATGCTCGCTATGGTTATTGAACCAGCCCTGAAAAAAATTAATATGTCGTTGGAAAATGTTTTATCACTAAAATACAATCGTCCTGTAAAGATTATCAATAAACTTGTTGTTCCTAATTTCGCACCCTAAATGAGTTATGTTTATTATGTAGATGAAAGTTATATCAGGGAGAACCTCCCGATTGACTATTCATTATTGACTGGAAATATGAAGGCTGCGTTGAACCAAGCGCATCTTATAAATGTTATGGATTTACTCGGGGACAGAATGTTCGATGAGATGAACCGACTTATCACCACAGGTGATATAAATAATGTTGGTAAGGAGAATTGGAAGTTTCTGTTGGATCATTACCTACAAAATGTGGTGGTATATTGGACGGGTGTTTATCTAACTAACAACCTCCTTGCCAAGTATGCCAACAGGGGTATTCAACAAGAGAATAGTGAGTTCTCAAACCCTCCTGACCTTGCGTTATGGAGGACACTAAAAAACCAAATGGAGGATCTTGCCACCTATTATTCTCAACGGGCTAATGACTGGTTGTATTGGAACCAGAGTTTCTATGTCCCCTTCTATACCTATATGTTGAGTAATGGATTACAACCTGCTAATCCAAGAGAAAAGATGAGAGCAGGTGGATTGGTATTAGGAAAGAGACCCTGGTTCTCCTATAACAATATGTGCTTTGTTGGAGGATATGCTCCAGGTTATATGGGTCTTGGTTCTTACTCAAACGGATACTGATGAACGACTTTCTACCACCTTATAGAAGGGGAGTTTCTATTTCTGGGTATATTGCTGCTTGTTCTACGGGTAGAAACCTCATTAGAGCAGTTCCCAATATGACTGATAGGAATAACATTTGTCGGGAACACGCACAGCAATCAAGGGAGATGTTGAGACAACCCTTTAGTAAGTAATTACTATTTTTACAATTTCTTATAAATAAAAAAACCCATAGTGTTTATTCTATGGGTTCTATAACGCTCACCTTCTTCTAAGTTTAGGACTTGTAGGGTGAGTGTATATGTCTATAATTACTTGTTTTCCAAAAAGGGATATTTGTCTTTTAGGTTAGAAAATCAAGTCCCCCCTGCCCCCATCATAGTAAAACTACTTTTGATGAGTTGGGTGGATTGACCTTATAGACCTAATGTCTTTTGAGGCTCACAACGCTCACAAGTCCTGAGAAAGAGCAAGTGTGATTTAATAATCCCTTTTTGTCTTGGAGGGTCAAGTATCCAACCCTTTATCCAATCTTGTAATAAATATCATATACTACAATAAAAACTAAATAGTATTTGGAAATTATTTTGTTTTATTATATAATTGGGTTATGGAAGACAATACACCCCTTTACACCATAGTCCTATGTATGACTTGGAAAAAACTAACAAAAAGTGAAATTACTGAAAATGGTAAGAAATATCTTAAGAAGTTATTAAGACAATTCAATATTCAACAAATAAGAGAAGGTATGGAAATTGCTGTATCCACTATCAAAGAAGATACTGATGGAAAATACAATACTAATGATTTAGAGAGAACATTTAATATGTTGGGGGGGATTTGTTATAACAGAAGCCTCAACCCCCTTGAGAATAAAAAATTACATTTATCTAACTTGATAAAAAAAATACACGGAAACAAAGAAACAAAATTAGTAGAACAAGTTGTAAATAATTTATTTATTGAACTATCTTATATTTCCTCAAATGAATTACAGATTGAGATTGTTGATAAAATGATTTTTCCTATTGTAAAAGATGCTGATGATATGTTAGAATGTTTGATTTCAGTAGAAACTTTTATAAATGAAAAACTTTGTAAATAAGAACACTTTTTTAACTAAACGATATACTTACTAATATGGGAGAAGATAAGTTGCTGGTGAGGAGGAAAAGGGTCTCATTTCAAGGGGAATGGGAGTATGAGTGTGTGGTCTGTGAGGAATGGTTGGATAAAGAACGATTTGGAGGTTGTAGTAAAGATGTTGATGCCTATGGAAATTGTCTTATGTGTAAGGAGTGTAGATACAGAAAAGCAACACAGAAAAAACAATCAACAGAAAGAGAACAAGTAATTTTAATTTTGGAAGCAGTTGGGTTCTACAATTATAAAAATGCTGACGAATGGTATAGAGCGATGAGAAAAAAACATAACATCTAACTATTTATTGATATGGAATTAGAATATATTTTAAATGCTCTTATTGCTTTTATTTCGTCTATTGCTGGTTATTTCTTTGGTTCAAGGAAAAATAACGCAGAGACAGACAGAATTGTAATTGATAATGTAAAAGAGATACTGGAGGTTTATAGCACCACGATCAACGATTTAAAAATTGAGATACAAGAACTCAAACAAAAAATAGAAAAATACGAAGCGCACATCGAGAAACTCCAAAGAGAGTTAAATGCGTTTAGAAAAGAAATGACGAAATGATAGAGAGAATAGACATAAAAGATTTATTCAAGATAAGTGAACAAGACAGGGAGAAGGTAATACGAGAAAGCGTTGATTATCTTTTGGAACTGATAAAGACCGATATGAAAGAAAAAGAAATATCCTTCAAGATGGCACTTTCTTTTAGTATGTTCCAAATCCAAAAAACTAAAGAGAAGGCGTTGGAAAATGAAAATTATGAACTATGTTATATCTACGATGAGATCGGGTGGGCTATGGAGAAGAAACTAAAAGAACTATTTATCTAAAGATGTGTAAGTGTCGTGCTACTCCGTTTGAGAAATTAGAGATGAGGCTTACCACTCGTGGTTGGAATAGATTAGCCCCGAGTGAGACAGCCATACTCGATGCTTTTATCCACGATAAGTTGGGAGTATATCCAACTACCACAGATGAAAGGTATGACCTATACCGAAAAGCCAAACAAGTAAAATAACAAGACCCGTAGTTTTTTCCTATGTCTGCCATTTTTTAGTTTCTACTATATGGGTTTTGTGATAAGGGGGATTAGTCCCCCTTGTCTTTTTAATAAAAGTTCGTATATTTATATAACAAACAAAAACTATGAAGCAGATAAGATTTT